AATTGCAACGCCGAAGGAACAACCAACTTAGTAGGTTTAGCTGCGATCAACAAACCACGCTCGTCAGTCCACTGCGAGATCTGAATAACAGCCGCTTCCAAAGAAGTTTCGTTAAGATCCACACCGGTAGCAGGACGGTTACTGTTGACGCCACCAGAAACGAGTGGGTGATCGGTTGCGCAGAGCACTTTACCATCACCGTAGGTGAAATCAGACGTAAACGCCTTGTTAAGGATGTTTGCAGCTTTGACCTGTTTTGTATAGGCCATTGCGCGAGCCAATGACTTCGTATAGCGTGAAGACAGTGAGTCGTACAAGTTATCTTCAATCGCCTCTTCGGTGATTGAGAAGCCCATAGCCACAGTTTCGTGGTTATAGCGAGCCGTCCAAGCTTCTTGCGCATTGTCGTAGGAGATGGCAGAGCCCTCAGCTTTAACAGGTGCGGCGGAAAAACCCGACAGTTTGGTCTCTTCTTCGAACGAACGCTCAGAAGTTTCCGATTCAAAAATTGCTTTATGCTGCTCTTCGTACTTTTTGTACTCCAAACCAAACAAAGCGTTTAGTCCGGGGAGCAGTTCTTTAAGTAGTTGTGCGCGTGAAATAGCCATTTATGTGCTCCTTAGACGCCAGTCGTGTTGTTGTACTGGTGGATGTTGATCTTAACGATCAACTCGACAAACGCGTCGGCGCCAGTAGCGGTTTCAGGTACCACAGCAATGACGCGGATTGGCAAGGTGTTAGTTGTGTTGGCAGAAGAGCCTAAAACTGATACACCTGAATTGCCGGTGTTGGTATCGCCTGTGCCTTGAATAACAGACATATTAGAACCAACAACTGCGCTAGCGGCGGCAGTGACAGCGCTTGAACCGTCCGTTGAGACAACCTTAAATACCGCGTTAGGGTCATCAACAACATACGCAACAGCGTCAGCAGCTACAGTACCGGTGGGCCAGTATTGAGCAAACTGCTTTTGCTTAGTGGTGGGGTTGGTATACGAACAACCAACAAAAACACCGACGGGTGAACCCGTTGTGGTGCCAGCGAATTTTTCAACAACGCCCGCTGCGACAACAGAAACCAAATCACCGTTAAAAATATTAGCAGCATAACCTGACGCAATTTTAATTTGGCGCGTAGCACCAGCGTAAGGCATACCGTCTAAACGGTTAATAGGCTTGAAGCCGTAGGGAGCGCTAACAGTAGGAAAAGCCATTTGTTAACTCCAATTTAAATTTATGAACCTCGCCCGAATGTTACGTTGCTTTTTCTTTCGTTAAACAACGGCATCCGAGGATCGTTTTCGCGCATTAAGTTATTGTCCACAGACCGAATTTGTGCATCGGCTTGATCGCTATAAAACTTATTGCGCTGCTGTGCCATTTCGGAAGGGATCTTGCATAACAATAAACCACCAATAACAATATTTTCTTTAAACCGCGGGTCGTCCACGTTCGTAGTAAATATTTCAGGATGATCTAGGGCTTTTACTGGTTCCCAACCTTCTAAAAACTTAGATGAGATATTCATCGCGTCTGCTTCTCCGCGTGTGCTGATGCGAACCCAGTGGTATGTATAGCCCTCTTGCGGAATAGGATCAGGCAGAGTTTGCGGTCTGACCCAAGCACGTTTGCGGGCTGTGGTTTCACGGGTGTTTAGTTCACGATTCGAGCGGTTTTCAGACATTTTGTTTCCTCATTTCTTCAGCAACCTGTTTGGCATATTCCCCCAATGGGACCCCAAGGCGTTTGGCTAGTGCCACCTGCGTATGCGTCAACACGATTTTTTTAGGTGCAGTGCTTCGCGTTGCAGATGCTACTACATTAGCCTTCTTTTGTGGTTTTTTATCCACTAAATCATCTTCATTGCCGTCCTCAAAATAATCTTTGAAGACCTGCCGCATACGAGTATTAATTCGCTCGTAGTAATCATCACTTCGGGGGTCTACCCCATCTTTAACTAATTTCTGATGCAGCCCTAGAGCAAAGCTAGTCATTTCGTCGTCTGGACCAAACCAAGGATTTTTATCTTGCCAATCCGCCGCTTTAATGTCGACCACGCGCTCAGGAGCGGGTTGTTGTTGTTTTACTTCATTTTGCTCAGGTTGTAAAGGAGCAGGTTTGTAGCTTGCTAGTTTATCAGTACGTATTTTAGCTGAGGTTAACGCTTCTTGTGCGTCCATCAATGCGTCTGCGTCACCTGCTTCATACGCGGCTTTGTACTTACTCTTTGCCCGTTCTAGCTCTAACGCGGACGCTCGCTTAGCCTGTTCAACTAAAGAATTTTGGTTTTGTGCCACTGAACCTTTGAGTTTAGTGTTCTCTTCAACCAGTTGTTGAGCCACGCGAATGGCTTCTTCTTTCTCTCGCAGGGCTTGCTCTCGTGCACGGCGTTCGTCGTGGTATCCCTTACTGAAGTGTTGAATACGCTTACGAACTTTCTCAGAATAGTTTTCTAATTCATCTTCAGAAACATCTTCTGGTGGCGCGGATGGTTTGCGGTTACGATCCGCAGGAGGGGTGTCGTCGACGACTTCAATTTCTAAATCTTCTTCAACGACCTTTGCCTTTGTTTTAGGCTCAGGAGCTTCGACCTCAACTTTTTGTTCCGACGCTCGACCTTCAATCTCGAGTTCAATTTCTTGCCCGGAATTATCTTTGTCGTCTTTAGCGTCAGGAAACTCAAACTCAACTTGTTGCATAGCCATGTAATACTCCTTATGCTCGCGTAATAGCTCGCGGATCAGTTACAACAGCTTCTACGCTATCGTCATTTAGAATGCGGTACTCGTCGCCATGCACTCGAATTCGAGTGCCCGAATTAGCCCGAATAACCACATAGTCGCCCGGTTTACACCATGGACCCGTAGGGAAACGTTCTTTATCGGCGTAACATTGATCCCCCATATCCAAAACCAGACCCACTACAGTAAGTACTGTTTCGGCGTGAATAGTTTTTTCAGCTTTAATAATTCCAGACTCGTAAGCTGTTTCTATTTTGGGTAAAGCAACTAATAGCCTATAACCAACGGGTTTGGGTAGTTGGTCGTCTAATTCTTGCTCAGTCATAACGATTGGTTCAGTCATTGTCTTCGTCCATGTAATTACGCGAAAGGTCTCTTACTTCCATTATCGCGGCGTTCAGACCTTGAATAACGCCACAAACACTCCTGTAGTGGGCGTGATCTTTACACCCCCCATCCACAATGAATTCAGTCGCTGAAGCTATACGCTCAGAATATTTATCAATTAGCACGGTAAAAATGGTTTTGGCCATGTTTATTCTCCGGGGTTAGGTGGGGGTTGCTGCGCTTGCTGGGCGCGTTGTTGCGTTTGTTGCGCTTGTTGCTGCTTTAACTGTTGTGATTGCAACATATCATCGTTAACCATCTGCAATAAATTCATTTTTGTCTGATCAACTGCACGGCGCTGTTCCATATCAAGCCGAACATTATCTTTGTTGGCGTTAAGTTGCATTTTCTCGTTCTCTAGCTCTAACTTCTTAGCTTCTAGAATTGCGTCAACTTTATCCTTCTCAATCTTGCGTTGAACATCTTGCACTTTCGTTTGCATCTCAAGCTGTTGGAGTTGGAACATCGGATCCTGAGCCTGCTGTTGGGCTTGGGCTTGTGCGGCTTGCTGAGAGTTAATCTGTGTTACTTGCTTGCCTGCGTCCGCGATTAGTCGGGATAGCTCGAGTTCGACCTCTTCCGGAAGCTCTTGATCTGGGGCAGGGAGTGGCACTCCAAGGCGCTCTTCTATCTGTTTACGGTACTTAAATGCCATATGTTCCACAATGTGAGCTTGCAACGACGCCATAATTTGCTGCGCCATTGGGTTTTGCCCAATTTGCGCCATGATACTGGGGTCCTGCATGAACGCTTGATGGGTTGTCATGTGGGCTTCATGGTCTTGATAAATAAACGCCTTCATCGGCTTGCCTACTAGCGCCGACATATTCTCCGAAACAGGATCCCGCGGTGTTTGGTCTTCCGACATAGGGACTAACTTTTCAGCGTTCTTGACCCCTAGCACCTCGATCATCTGGCGGTGTAGTTGCGGTAAGTCATAGATTTGCGGCGCTTGTTGCGCCATCTGTAGCACAGCTTGGTACTGCACCACACGTTGAGCCATAGTACTGCTGTTGGGATCCGACACAGGAATAACGTCTACTAACTTATAGTCCGCTTTTCTGGCTAGGGTATCGCCGCGCTCAGGCTCAAATTCGTAGTTCTCTGGTGCGTAGTCCGCAATAATTATCTTCAGCAACTTAAACTCTTGACGCATCGCATAGTGCACTCGCGCCTGAACAGCCGCCATCGGTTTTAGTGTGCGCTCTAACAACGCGAGCGTTGTGCCCACTGGGGCATTAGCCGACATATCCGATATGTTCATATCACTGATAGCACCGAGGCGTCGGCCTTCTTCTGTGATTTTATCCAACAACAGGGCTAATACTTGGCTGGGCTCTTTGTACGGCAGCGGCATAATATTGTCGCGCAGTGTGCCACTGGGAATATCCACATCTCTAAACTCGCCCGGACCAATCGGGGTGTCATCACCTTTAACCCGTAACCCTCGGGTCTTCATACCACCGGGCAAATTCGCCAATGTGCCTGCGTCCACGAGCTGTCGAATAATAGACGTGCCTGCACGGGCGTAGCCACCGATAATGTGGATCAGACCCAAACCGTAAAAACCAAAACCCGGCACATATACGTAATGCACAAAGTGTTGGCGTTTAAGTTTTAAGCTATCTTCTGGATCCCAATTGCGCCTAATAGCCAACACCTCACCGGTGCTGCGTTCGATCGTAATGACATATGGTTTAGCAATACCATCGTCGTCTTCGTCATCCACCCCCTCGAGCACACAATCCGCATGGACCTCATACAACGTATAGCGGTTATCGTCTGACAAGCTGTATCCAGTCTCTTCAGCTTTTTTCTTCTCGATGTCGGTGTGATATGACCGGGGGTCACCTAAGTCAATGTCTCTGTAAAACCCATTGGCTTGCAGTTTTTTAATCTCATTCTCAGTCTTTCGCATAACGTGGGTTACACGCTCCGCGGTCTCAATGTGGCTCGCACCGTACGGCACAATGACGTCTTCTGCTGGGATATACACCGCGATCTGACGGCCTAAATTAGGATCAAAATACACCTTCTTAAACGCTGACCCAGCCAACCCCAACGAATACAACATGCGCTCATGCTCGGGGCGGTACTCGACCATCTTCTCGGTCAGTTGGTAATTCATGTCGGCTTTAACCCGCTTAGCCGCGTCTTCTTTGTCTCTCGTCGACTTGCCGATAATCTGCGTTTTTACAGGCCCCGCAGAAGGAAACGTCTCTGACATAGTCTCAGCTTGAAACCGTATGGCAGCTTCAGCTAATATCGTCGAATACACGCCACACGCGTCCTGCCACGGTTCGGTTCGCTCTTCGTATTTAAACCCCAGCACTTCCAAACCTTTAACAAACGTATCCGCCCAATCTTTACGCGAGTCGACGTCCGACTCCACCATCTCAATGATGTCGCTAGATATGGTTTGCAAAATACCTTCGTTGAGTTCTTCGGCTAAGTTGACGTTAAATTCTTCGGACTCAATCTTATCCCCATCTGGCACTAACGTGATTTCTACTGAGCCGTCATCGAGGGTCACCATATCAGGATTAACAATCTCAATTTCTAGCTCTTGCGACTCTTGTTCAGATTCATCCAACCCTTGGGGGGCGGCGTATATACTTTTTTCAATTGCCATGTCTATTCCTAATAGTAAGCCGCCCTTCTACGACGGTATATGGGATCATCTACTTCATCAGAGTCCAAACGAATAAACCCGCCATTACGAAACCGGGTCAACGCCATACTCACACAGTCCACCATGTCATCATGGTCAGACGCCGGAAACGCTGCAACTTGCTCTATAACTTCTTCTGCCCACTTTCTACCTTCAGGGTACCAAACCATACCCGATCGAACTATGTCTGCTACTGCGTTTATACGTGCTATCTTGTCCCCGGTGCCTCTGTGGGGTGTAAATTCTTGAACGGGTATACCTATACGGCGTAGTTCTTGAAATAGCGGTGTACCACTAGACTTCTTTTCCACGATAAACGAGTCAGGCTGCCACTCTTGCCACTCTTCTAACGCTAATTCTTTAAGTTCTGGGAACTCTACGCGTATGTTAATGGCATTTAACAAAATTATGTGATTCGCTCCATCGGTTAGGCGGTCGTCACTAAACACCCCCCATGTCAAAAGCGCCGTAAAATCAGCCCTATTATTGGTCTCAGCAGCAGCATCGAGCGTCATAATGACATATTCACACGCCGGTGGGGTATCGTTTTCCCATTTTTGCCACCATTCACGCCTAATTAAGGCACCTTCCTCGGCTGTGGGGGTCTGTTGGTACTGTGCGTTCCATTGAAACACCGGCATAGACGCTTTTGTGCGGTGCAGTGCCTCTAAATCAAAGAACTCTGGCCATAAAGCCTTCTCGTCATCGGTGTTTTCGTTAAATATGGCTGGGAATTCGAAGAAATTGTACTGATCAGTGCCCTCAATACGGGTCATATCCTTCGCAAGGCGCCCTATAAGATCATTCGGGTGCCATCTGGTGTGAACTATGGCGACGCATCCTTGGGGCATTAAACGGGTTCTCGCTCCATAAGCGAACCATTCGTAGGCTTTATCAAACACCTCGTAGTTGCCGTTAAGTACGTCTTGTTCAGAGAACGGATCATCCACAATTAGGAAGTGCGCCCCGCGACCAGCCAACGCCGCACCCACACCACAGGCAAAATATTCACCCCCGGCGTTTGTGTTCCATCGACCCGCACTCTTTGAGTCCGCCGAAAGCGTTACCGCTGGGAATATCGCCTTATATAAGTCCCCACCAACAATATTTCGCACTTTGCGTCCAAAATCAACCGCCAAGTCAGCCGTGTGGGACACCATCAGCACTTTTTTATCTGGGTTACGCCCGAGATACCATGCGGGAAAGAATATAGACACAAGCTGAGACTTACCATGACGCGGGGGCACTGACACACCAATACGATCTTCGTCGCCTCGCTCCATGGCCATCAATAAATTTGCAAGCCTACGGTGATGTTTGCCTACCTTATAGTTTGGGTCCATGTGCTGACAGAACGCAATTAAGTCGTCATGGCATTTTTTAGCCGCTTCGCGCTTCTCTAGTTCCTCTAAAGATAACAATACTTCCGCGAGCTCATCCTCGCTGAACTTATCCAGATTGGCTTGCAGGAATTCGATCTCGCTAGCTTGTAACATCTTTGGGTCGGGTTAGTAGTATGTCAGTTAGCTCGTCCATTCGGTCTTGTACAACCTCAGGATTAATCTCCCGGGCGTCTAAATCTTGGGCGTTAGACTTCTTACTAATAAGGGACGCAATTTTGTCACGCACTTTCTGCTCGAGCTCTATAGTGGTCTGGTGTTTAACCGTGACTTCACTACGCTCTGTGAACAGCCCAACCTCGCTGATCTTACCCAGCAACTCTAGGGCACGGATACGGTTCTTTGCGCCGGGGGCGGCTTCTTCAACTAAGCTATTTGTAACAAACGTACGGATCTGTGCGGCGGTCTTTACCACTTGCACGTCATACTCAGATAATAACGCACGTAAATGAACCGCAGTGGCGGAGTTCTGCACAGCGGACAGCGGACGTTCCTCTAAAAGTACTTTACGGGCAGTGGACTGATCGTATAGCTTAGGGCCTTCGGGGGTTCCAAATGTTTCGATGAACTCTGTGGAGTTAAACATCGCTTGGGCGGCATCTTTCATTTGGGCGTGTAAGAGCACACCGGACCCAACAGGCGCAGCGAGGACTTCGGGTTGTAAATCAATTCTCATTCGCGATACCTAAAGGTATGTTTGGAGTTATTGTATATTATTTTTTATTTGGGGGGTACTATTTTTAATGACGGGGGGTGTTCCTATATTGGGGGGGGGGGGGTCGGGCTTGGGGGGTTTGGTAATCATTCGCGCAACGTTCACGGCATAGAGCGGCGGGGTGGTGCTC